CTCTTCTACCATCTTTAGTTGTATGGTAAGCGCTACCACCTTTTTTAGCTTCAAAACGTGCTCCCATTCCTTTAGCCATTCCTTTAGCTCTTGCCATTTCATAACTAGATTTTTTTCCGTCTCCATCTAAATCTCTAGCTTTAATTACTTTTTTATTTCCCATTCCAAATCGTTTAGTCATATTTTTCTCCTTTATTTATAATGAGCACCACAATCCTTGCAAAATTTAGCATGGACCACAGTGAATGTTTTGCAGTTACAGAATAACTGTTTTATTTTTTTAATAATTTTTTTAATCATTATCTATTGATTTTGCCTTTTTTCTTCATTGCAGAACCAAACTTACCATAAGACTCATCTCTAGAAGCTTTTAGTTGCTTCTTAGTTCTTTTCTTTTTGATTCTCATAGCGATAGATTCGTCTTTTCTATCTTTGTAACCTTGTTTCTTTTTCTTAACACGGCCACCTTTTTTGTACATAGCACCACCTTCCATGCCCATGTCTGATGGATAGTAACCAGATCTCATATCTCGTCTCATCATTCCACCACCCATAGCTTTTACTCTACCTCTAGGTTCTGCTGTCTGTTTATTAAATCTTGGATTTGACATTATTTTTTTCCTCCTTTTAAGGCTCTTCCGAAACCTCGTTTTGCTTTTCCTACACCTCTTTTACCAAAGTCTTTTCCAGCACGTCCACCTTTTTTAGCTCCAGCTTGTATACCTGGATATATAGGGTCGCTTCCAACTCCTATTAAAAATTCAGTAGGATTCGTAGATCTAGAACCAAGTGGTTGTCTTCTTCTAATCTCATCTGTGTATCCTTCATTTCCATATGCAGGATTACTTGTCATTAATTTTCTTGCTCTTGCAAAAGCATCTCCTTTAGGTAGTCTTGCACCACCTGCTGCTCCTGATGCCAAAAATTTGTCTGACATTCCTTTGTTTCCCATAAGAGCCTTTGCACCAAGAGCAGCTGCTCCTGCTAACGCAGCTCCTTTAAGAAATTTTTTTAATTTACTTTTTCTCTTCTTAGCCATTTTTTAACTCCTATTTTTTTCCATTTCTGAAAATTTGTGTACCCTTTATACCAAATATTGACGCACATACAAGTATCCATAAATTAGTGAACCATGATGGGAGCGCCTGGAAATGATCAAAGAACATCTTTATCTTATCCATGGCTGCCGGATCATCCGACCAAACCCCATATGCGAGCACCAAAATGGGCAACGTAAGTATGCATAAAACTACCTCGTCCTTGTAGTCGTTTTGACGAGCTTCTAACAGTTTGCCCTGATAAGCTTCCTCACCTCGAGCTTGTCGCTCGGCATGCATTAACTGTGCATCAGACATAGCCATCTTCGTCTTTTGACGATTAGCATAAATCTTACTACCAGCGTTTAAAGCAAGTTTAATTGCCGAAAACCACATAACCTAATACCATTTAACTGTAGATCTTTTAGAAGCTAGCATTCTTTTTTGGCCGCCAACTTTATTTACAATTGGCTCACCTTTAGGTACTACAACTTCTACTGATTCTGCAAAACCATCCGCATTTACTTTAAGAGTGTTATTAGCGTCTGCTTTTGGTGTGTCAGATACAACTTCACCCACGTAATTTGGATTGTTTTTAGTAAAAAAAGTTTTTCCTTTTCCCATAGTTTTTCTCCTTATCTGTTTCTTATACTATCTTTTAGGACCTTTCAAGATCCTAACATCTGTTTGTTTCATCATGTCATTGACCATTTTTGCGTCAATTCCCATTTGTGTTTTTTCTAGCGATGTATTAGCTCTTAATTCAGCTAATTCTTCGTTTTGTTGCAGCTTTTCGTCAAACTGTTGTTGGCCCATTAATTGCTTAGATTTATCTAAATCAATCTTTTCTTGGTCCTGTTCACGTTTAACATTGTCGTCCATAGCTCTTAAATCAAGTTCTCTTGCTTTTAATTTAGCAATTGGGTCACCATTGTACTCACCCATAATTTTATTTTCTTCATTTTTAAATTCTTCAGTCATTTCTGCAATTAATTTAGCTTTTCTAGACTCTAAATTGATAGACATAGCCATAATCTGCTGTTGATACTGTGGATCTTGTTGTAACATTGGATTTTGTTGGGCCATTTGTTGCATTTGCATTAATTTTGCAATTTCTTCTCTAAATTCTACCTCTAATTGCTCTTGTGCCATTAAAGAAATGTGTTCAAAGATGTTTTTTTCTAATGCAGCCATTACAACTGGGCTATTTCTAGCAATATTTGTTGCCATAAAGTTTAAATGAGTTGTAATATGCGCTTGATGGTCTTGTCCTTTAAAAGCTTGGAATGGTTTACCACTCATTGCAAGAATATTTTCAGTTGCAGGGTCCATTGGGGCCGGTTGTTGAGGTGGCGGTAAAATTTTATCAATATTTTTTACACCAATTGCAGAATACATTGCATGAAATGCTTCATACATGTTATGCATTTTTGGATTTGACATTGCAAGTTGTAATTCTGTCTGTGCTAAACTAATTCTTTGTGATTGAGAAAAAATATTTGGGTCTGCAACTGGAATAATATCTATTTTGTCATCAAAATCTGCAACTTTTATATTTCTTTGACCACCAACTACATCGTAAGGATACTCTCCAGGCAAATAAGTTTTATAAACACCTGCCAATAATTTAAATTCGCTCTTCATCGCCACATACAATCTCTTATGTATGGCTGACATGACTCTCGAACCACGTTCTAAAAGAGCTATAGTCGTACCAACAGCTGCTTGTTGGTTGCCGTCACCGACCTGCATGTCAGCTATGGCGGCAAATCGTTGCCCTGCCTGTACCACTATACCCATCAACTGTAATAATGTTGGTGAAGGTTCTTTAAATGGTAATGGCATAAATGCATCTTTGATACTTCCTCCAGGTGCATCTACATCTCTGAATTCTCCAGGTTGGATTGCCTGCGCTTCGTCTCTTACTCTTATTCCTCGTTGTTTAAATCCTGCGGGTAAATTACTCAATGTACCTGCATCTAACAATTGTCTTAGTGCAGTGGTTGCTGTTCTAGATAAACCACCGATCATATGAATTAAACCAAAACCATAAAAACCCATTCCAGGTAAAAATTTAAAATGTACAAAATAATCTATTTTAAGTTTTTGTGGATCGTCGGCTTGATAGTTTCTTCTAATTGATAATATTTGTCTGCTACCCATTTCAAGAGTTACGATGTATGGAAGTTTAATTCCTGTCATTTCTCCTGATGAGTCTTTGTCTTCAAAACCTTCTAAATCTAAATCAGTATGGATTTCTAAAATTGTAAAGATATCTTCGTCTCTAGTTTTTTTAATACCTTCTAATTCTCTTTCTTTTTTTTCTACTTCTGTTTCTTGATTGTATCCCGGTGTTAGTTCTATGTCTTGATAAAAACCTGAAACTTGTTTTTTTCTTAATTCGTTTTCAGACATTTTAATTACATGAATAACAGACTCTGCATCTTCTAAAGATGTTGCAGTGTAAGGCACAACTAAATCATCGGCCGGCACAAATTTAGACACGGCTCTGCCAAGCAGTTCATCATAATAAACTTTCTTAAACGCAGAGCCGGCAAGAGGGAGATAAAAAAGCATTTGATCGAACTCGGGTTCATACTCCTTCATCACATCCATGAGCTGATAGTTCATGAATTCTTTAACTCTGTTTGATTGCTCTTCTTTAGCTCTATCTGCTAGTCCAATTATTTGTGTATGCACTGGACCGGTAGCCGGTAATAATTCTTTGTAAGCTTGTGCTTGAAATTGTGTTACTGCTTCTGCAAGGACAGGGTGTGTTGCACCTGATGCTCCTTGGAAAGGTTGAGTTGGATTTTCATATTTAAAGCCTAAAAGATCTAAACCTTTTGTATAACTATCTTCCCAATCTTTTCTAGAAGATTTATATTGCTCAAAATTTGCTGCAAGTTCTGAACCTAATTTACCTAAAACATCTTCTGGTAATAATTCTGCTAAGTTATCAAAATGACTTTCTCCACCTGGTTGATTTACCGCTTCTGGATCAAAATTAATTGTTGCACTACCATCTTCTTCTTGAGTTACTTGTACATCATCAGGACCAACTGCTTCTTCAGTTGTTTTTGATTTTTCAACTACGATTTCTTCATCGCTGGGTATTTTTAATTCAGTCTCTACGTTTGGTAGGGCTTTGTCTATATCTGCCATTTATATTCTCCGAGTTCTTTATTGTTGTAGCTTGTTTTGTAGGAACATTCAACCCCTGTGAGTCTGGTCCTTTAAGTGGTGGAATTTGATTCCATTTCACGTGTTGCATATTTATCACAAGTGTTTTATTCTTCACTAAACATACCTCTTTTCTTTTTATAGTCATCATACATTTCATAACCACTAATACCAAGTGATAATGCTAATCCAGGTAGACCAAAAAATCTACTTCCTATTCTTAAAGCTGCAGGACTAATCCCAAGTCTCATCGCTTTTGCAATTCCAGGACTTTTTAAACCTCTTGACACTAATCTATCTGCATCAGCGGCAAAAGCTGGAGCAAAATAGTTAAGTGGATTAGTTGCAATCTCTCCTAACGAATCTCCTTCTTGTATTTGTTCAGCTAAATATAATGGTTCAGTTGCAAGTATTCCGAGTGGTGTTTGAGATGCAGCAAAACCTTTACCTAAAGTTTTTAATGCAGTTTTAGTTATGCCAGATTTTTTTGCACCTAACGCTCCTTTTCTCACAGCATCAATTGTTGAAGGTGCAGTAACTGCTGTACCTGCTACAGTCGCTGCTCCTAATGCTGGTAGATAAGCTTCGCCTATCGGTGCTTCTTCTACTGGTGTGTCATCTAATTGCCCTGTTACCATATCAATTAACATATTTTTTTGTTGGTCTTCGTTTGATAAATAAGTTGTTGGATCGTCGTTCATGAATGTTTTAACAGCACCGGCTCCTGCAGCACCGACCGCGACCAAGGCACCGAACTTACCACCTTTTTTTGCAAAGTTTAAAAAACTACTTGCAGCGTTTTTAACTTTTTCCATTCCTTTACTTGTTACAGGAGCTTCATCAAAAACTTGAGCTGCTTTTACAGGATTGTTATCTATTGCAGCCGCACAGTCTCCAGGTAAACCACCACGAGAAAGTAAACTGCAATAAGCTATTTTTTCTTTATTTGTTAAATTTGTTACTAATCGTTTTAAATCTTTTATTTTCATTCCTAGTTCAGGAACTGTTGCGTCGATAGTTTTTAAATCTATTCCTGCCTTAGCAAATAATTCTGGGTTAGCTTTTGTATACTTAGGAAGTTCGGTAGAAAGTTTTTGTTGTTGAGTCAAGGCGTCTGCCATAGATTTTCTAATATCTATCTTTTCAAAAGGTTTAATCCCATAATCAAATTTTGTAAAATCTTTTGAAACCTTACCAAAGTTTATATTTAAATCTTTAGCAATTTTATTTAATGATTTTAATTGCTCTGTGTTTTTATTTTTAATTGCCTTACCATATTTCTCGTCTAAAACTTTTTTAAAGCCTCTATTTAGTCCAGCGGCCATTGGATTAACTCGAGTAAGTTGTGAAGGCGTAGCATCAAAATAAGTTTTTAATGTTGCTTTTGATAACGGATGATCTAATTCAAAAACTATATTAGGGTATTTTTTATTAATAACATTTCTTATCTTATTATAATCATTCCAATTAGCTCTCATTGCAGCCCACTTCTTAGGGCTGTATGTAGGGTTTTTAATGTTGGAACCCTCTAAAGTTTTTCTTCCAAAAGCATCATAAAATAAATCTCTTATTTTGTTTCTTTCATATTTTATAACTTTAGCTTTGTATAAATTATTTAAAACATTATCTAAATCATTTCCTTCATCAACCATCCATTTTAATGGATATTGTTTTACAGCATTTGGGTTATTACCCATTCTTTTACGCCAAATATTTCTTTGTAAATTGTTGGCATCTTCTTTTAATTTTTCTACGGACACATTATATTTTTTAGCTAAAGATTCTGCAGTCACTTTAACTGGACCCGTTTTTAAATCTTCTAGTAGAGACATTTGAACTTTTAATTCTCTAGGCCCTCTTGAAAGCTCATGCCCAAGTGATCTTGCTTCAAATTCTGTGGGAAGTCTTTTATTATCTAAGATAAAATCTTGAAATTTTGTTATTCTTCTTTTAAAATTACTTGCAGCATAGCCGGTTAACTGATCAAAGTTTTTATTATATTTAGATCTAGATAGTTTATCTAAAAATGCTTTACCAAAGATTTCATAGTAATCGGCAATAGAATCTAATCTTCTTTGTTGATTTGCTGCGTCTAAAACCATTAGACCTCCAGGATCTTAGCTAGTCCGCCTCTGGCAAAATCCATACCTAATCTTTTTTTAATTTCTATTATTCCATCAGGAAATTCATCTGGATTTTTTAAGACCTGATTTAGCATTTTAAAATATTCTGTTTTTTCTTTACCAACTAAAGTTCTATCCATTGCAATTTCTTTAAATAGTCTTGTGATATCTTCTGCCTCTAAACCATATTTACGTAAAGCTTGGTAACCCATTTCTGTACCTTCATCTACAGACTTATTTATGTTTGCCATTTTTTTAGAAAGACCTAAAGCTTTACCAACAAGTTTACCTGAAAAATAACCAACACGTCCACCATCAGCCCTATAATCAAATTTGTCTACAAACCTTGCAGTCGTTCTATCAAACTTTGGATTGTCAGGTTTTAATCCTGCAGCGTCTTCTACACTTGTTAAAACTCTATTAGTAAAAATTACAATCTCTTCGTTAGATGCATTAACTGGTAATGCTTCTGCAATTCTTGGGCCAAAGTATTTTTCAACAAGTACAATTGGATCTCCACCAATTCCACCACCACCTTCAGTAATAAATTTTACATCTTCTGCAGATATAACATCATTTAAATTTGTTTTACCGAATGCAGGTGTACCCGCATCCATTGTATCTTTTTTTAATGCTTCTACTAAAAACTCTCTAGCTGATGCACGTTTACCGGGTATAGCACCTTTGTTATTAAAAGTAGATATAATACCTTCATTCATCATTTTTTTCATTTGTGCAGCAAGTATAGGATCTTGTTTTTCTAATT